ACTTATATGAAAATTATCTTAAAAAACTGATTAACAGTGGTTTTAAACCCGATTTATGTATTATTGATTATTTTGAATGCCTTGTAAATCTTGGAGATAGCACACAAACAGAATGGCAAAAGGAAGGTGTTACAATGAGAAAGTTTGAATCTATGGCGCAAAAACTGAATATGGCATTGTGGATTCCAACACAAGGAAACAGAGAATCAATATCATCGGAAGTTGTCACAATGGATAAATCTGGTGGTTCTTTGAAAAAGATACAGATTGGACATATTGTAATTTCAATTGCGAGAAGCACTGATGACATAAACAATAATAGAGCAACAATAGCCTTATTAAAGAATAGGGCTGGTTGTAGTGGCAAAATTTGGAATGATGTCTATTTCAATAATGGTACGTGCGTGGTAGATACTGACCAAGGTACTGAATTCGGTAGTTCCGTCACATTTGGAAACAGACCAATTGAAAAGGATGTTACAAAAGTACAAAGTGAATTATTCAAACAACTTAAAGAAAAGAAACAAAACAAATGAAACGAAATTACAATGACTATATAGATGGCTATAAAAAGGGTATTACTGATGGAAAAAAGGATGCCTTAGTTGAATATCAAAAGACAAACCCAAATAAGGATTTACCATCAAACGAAATATTGTATAAAATATTTCAACTTTTGTTTGAATGTATTGATTTGGATGAAAAATCATGTAGTGTTTATATGAATGCTTATGAGCATTATTCGAATTATATAACCAAAAATTGGGAGAAAAACACCACTAAATAGTCATTTTTTTCGTTTTTTTAACAAAAAAATACGAATAAAAAAAAATAATTTTTTTTTAATTTTTTTTTCTGAATTAAAATAATGACTATCATACTTTTATGTGTGATGGTCATTTTTTCATAAAAAAAAGTACCAAATTTTTTGAAAATTGGTGAATAGTTATTATCACTAATGTTTATTTGACAATATGAAAGTAGTAAAAAGAAATGGAAGCGAAGAAGATTTCAGTCTTGAAAAATTGTTAAAGGCTGTAGAAAACGCAAATGGTACTGTTCCACAAGACCAACAGATGAATGAGGAACAAATTCAAAAAGTTATGAATACTGTAGTCAAGAAATTGGAAGGCTACAATACAATTAGTGTGGAAGATATTAATTCTTTCGTTGAAGCAGCACTTGTAAGACACAACAAGTACCAAATCAGCAAGAATTACATCTTGTACAGAGAAGAAAAGAAAAATAAAAAGAAATTCACACCAGATGAAGAAAAGATTCTTGCATTGATTGATGGCAACAGTGAATTGAGAGGTGACAATGCAAACAAGCATATCGATGATAATGGCTCTATCAGAGATTACATTGCGGGCATTAAATGCAAAACAATTGCAGAAAAGATGTTGCCAACTGAAATTGTCAAGGCGCACAATTCGGGTTTGATTCATTGGCACGATATGGATTATAGCCCATTGCAACCAGAACACAATTGCGATTTGATTAATCTTGGCGATATGTTGGAAAACACTTTTGTGATGGGTGACACTTTGATTGAACCTAATGAAGAAACACCATTCAGAACTGCTTGTAATCTTGCAGCACAAGTTAATTTAATTGTAAGCGGCAGACAATACGGTGGTCAAACAATTTCGTGGGCGCATTTATTGCCATTCATTGACAATTCAAGAAAAATGATTAGAAAGCAAGTCAGTGCAGAATTAAAGAAATACAATGTGACACTCAGTGATGAAGAATTTGAAAAGGAAGTCAATGAACGATTGAGAGAAGAAATCAAAGAGGGTGTAAAAACTTATCAATATCAAATCTTGTGTCATCAAAGTTCTAATGGACAAACACCATTTGTTTCGAATAATGTTTGCTTGAGAGAAGCAGAAACACAACAAGAGTTGGATGATTTTGCAATGCTCATTGAAGAAATTTTCAAGCGCAGAATCAAGGGTGTAAAGGACAAGAATGGTCATTATACAACCCCATTGTTCCCAAAATTGCTTTATTGGGTTAGCAAGGGATTGAACTATGACGAAAATGACCCATATTTCTATCTTACAGAATTGGCTGCTGAATGCAATGCATATAGAATGCAACCAGATATTGTATCTGAACAAGAAACAAGAAAAGTCAAGATGGGTCAAATCATTCCATCAATGGGTTGCAGAAGTTTGTTAGGTCCAGTTTGGGAAGAACACACATATCCTATTTCAGAAAAGTTCTATTGGGTTGAGGGTGTAGGTACATATCCATATGGAACATTTGTTGAAAAGAGAACATTTGAATCAGTTCCAAACGGAGAATATGATGGTTCTTATGAAAATGGAAAATATGCTATCAATTTCCGTGGAAATACTGGTTGGTTGGTAAAGAAAACTGATACAGAGGTTACCATCAAAAAACCAATTGTTTATGGCAGATGGAATAATGGCGTGGTTACCATCAATATTCCACACGTTGCTTTGGAAGCAAGAGCAAGCGAAAGAGATTTCTATGAGGTTTTGGATGAAAGACTTGAACTTTGCCATAGGGCATTGCAATACAGATACGCTAGATGTCAAGAAATCAAGGCAATGAATTCACCAATATTGTGGCAATATGGTGCATTGGCAAGATTGCAACCAACGCAAACTGTTGGCGATTTGATGAATATGTACCCAAGAAGGGCAACAATCAGTCTTGGTTATGTAGGTTTGTATGAAACTTGTGAGGCTTTGATTGGAAAATCCAACACAACTGATGAAGGAAGAAAATTATCCAAGGATATTATGACTTATATCAATAGAACTTGTGATAAATGGAAAAAGGCTGACAATATCAATTATGCAATTTATGGTACTCCAGAAGAAAGTCTTACTTATAAGTTTGCTTTGGCTAACAGACGTGATTTTGGTTTGATTCCAAAGATTACCGACAAGGATTATGTTGTTAACAGTTATCACGTTGACCCAAGGGAAAACATTGATGCTTTCAAGAAACTTGAAATTGAGGGTGAATTTTTGGCATTATCTGCTGGCGGTGCTGTTTCATATGTTGAAACGGGTGATTTGACAAAGAATATTGATGTAATCGTTAAAATCATTCAATGGATGGCAGACCATATCATTTATGCTGAAATCAATAGAGTTATCGGCGTATGCTATGAATGCGGACACGAAGGCAAGATGGAATTGGTTAAGACCACCGATGGCAAGTTTAAGTTCATTTGCCCAAATTGCGGAAACAGTGATGATGACAAGATGAATGTCAAGGGTCGCTTGTGCGGTTATCTTGGAGAAATCAATGCGGGCAACACCAATTTAGGTAGACTTTCAGATATTTGGTCTCGCAAAATTCATCTTGATTGTTATGACGAATGTGCAGTTCAGCCAATTATGGAGCAAGTTTATGATTTGAAAATGAATGAATAGTTTATATGAGAAAAAAAGATGAAAAGCCAATTAATATTGAAGCCTACGATGATTTGAAAAAAATCGTAGGCTATCATCCTTGTCAGAAGATTCAATTTTGTTGCGAAAAATGTGGTAAAAATGTTATTAAAAGTTTATCTGCTGTTAAAAAAAGGGGGTTGCTTTGCACAAAATGTCAACGTGACAATAATGGAATAAAAAAATATGGTTCTGAAGAAAATTTCAAATCGCATTTGAAATGTGTTAGAAAAAAAATGATTTCAACATTAATTGAAAAACATGGTTCATATGAGGAAGTTATAAATAATAGATTAAAAAATTATAAAAAAACTTGTTTGGAAAGATATGGTGTGGATAACACATCAAAAAGGGAAAACTTTAAAGAATTTTTTAAAAAAAATAATCCGATTTTCAATGAAATATATAAGGAAAAGGCGAAACTAAATTATACTCAAGAGAAACATAAAATTGCTGCTAGCAAAATTGCTGAGTACATGAAGCAAAATGATTTATATGCATTAAACGTCAAAAAATGTGCTGAAACAAAATTCAAAAAATATGGCGATAGTGCTTTTACAAACCACGAACAATCAGAAGCAACTATGTTATCAAAATATGGTGTGAAATGTGGATTTAATATAGCGATACAGCAAAAAAATAATCATATTGAAAATGATGGTTATATCAAAATTAGTGATTTGAGTATTAAATATGGGTATTATGAAGAAGGTATTGTAACAATACTAGAGAAGATTAATATTCCAATAAAAAAATATGGGAATTGGCGATGTGTATTAAAAAATTTAATACCAAATGATTTTGATAAAATAATACACAATTATGCTTTTTCACATAGAAGTAATGGTGAAAAGGAAATGTTTGATTTTGTGTCTAATCTAGATGAAAATGCAATTAATAATGATAGAAGTATTTTAAAACCAAAAGAATTAGACATTTTAATTCCAAATAAAAAAATTGCTATTGAATTTGATGGATTGTTTTGGCATAAAGATGATAATTTACTCATTAAAACCAACCAATGTAAAAAAAAAGGAATTCAATTGTTACATTTTTATGAGGATGAATGGGAATATAAAAAAGATATTTGTAAATCAATAATTGCATCAAAATTGGGTATATTTAATGAACGATTTTATGCTAGACAGTGTGAAGTCAAGGAAATTTCAAATGATGAATATAATGATTTTTTAAATATTAATCATATACAAGGGAGTATTAATACACCGATAAGGCTTGGATTATTTTTTCAAAATGAATTGGTACAATGTATAGGGCTTGGGAAATCTAGATTTTCAAAAAATGAATTTGAATTATACAGAATGTGTACAAAATTAAATTCACAAGTAATAGGCGGTTTTAGTAAATTATTGAAACATGTCAAAGCACTTTACAAGATAGACTCTTTGTACGCATATGTGGATAAAAGATTATTTAATGGTGATAGTTTAAAAAAAATAGGGTTTTCACAAATAAGTGAAACAAAACCATCATATTTTTATTTTAAAAATTTTAATAGAGAAAATAGAGTAAAATATCAAAAACATAAATTGAAAAATATTTTACCAAATTTTGATGAAAATTTAAGTGAATTTGAAAATATGAAAAATAATGGTTTTTCAAGAATATATGATTGTGGCGCATACAAAATGCAATTGAAAATGAATGAATAAATAATTTTGTTATGAAATATAGTGCGATAAAATATTTTTGTACCGTTAATGGTATTGGTTTGTCAACGGCTCTTTTTGTTTCTGGTTGTGATTTGCATTGCAAGGGTTGTTTCAATAGAGAGTCTTGGGATTACAATGTAGGAAATGAATATACAGAGGAGGTTGAAAAAAGGATTTTTGATTCTATTGAACCAACTTATATCACGCATTTGAGCATCTTGGGTGGCGAACCATTATCCAAAGGCAATGTGAAAAAGGTTTTGGAAATTGTTAAGAATTTCAGAAAGAGATTTGGTAACACAAAGAAGATTTGGCTATGGTCTGGTTATTATCTGAAACAGATGACTGATGAACAAAAGGCTGTTGTTTCATATTGTGACTATCTTGTGGATGGTAGATTTGAGGAAGATAAATTTGACCAAAATCTTAATTTTAGGGGTAGTTCAAACCAAACTATATGGGAGAACCATGATGGGGAATTCGTTGAAAGCAAATTAAATTAAATTAAAATAAGGCGTTAAGTTATTTCTTAACGCCTTATTTTGCTATCTGAATTAATTGTAATTACGGTTATTGCCGTTATAATTCCAATCTTCGATTTCAAAATTCTTTACTTTAAGGTTTGGTAAAGTCTTTTTACAACCCCAAGGATAGTTATTATCAATAGTGAAGATACTACCTTTGTTTTGAGTAAAAAATTCGTTGAGATATTTTGCTCCGCAATCACCTTTTTCAGCCAAAGTGCTACCTTTATTTCGGTCATGGAAAATGCTTTTTTTAATCGTATCAAGTGCATTTTTGATACTTTCCATTGTCCAAACACTAGCATCAAAAAGCAAAGTGAATTTCAATGAACACCATTCGTCACCGTTGGTAACCCTCCAACCAGTATCACCACCAAGGGTGATATAAAATCTAATGTATTTTTTCATATTTTTTAATCGTTTTCTAGACAACTGATAAAATTCCTTAATTGAGTTAATTCGTCAATCCTTGCAGTTAAACGGCTTTTGTCACCAAAATTGCCCATACAGTTAAGATAGTTATTGAGTCTTCTATTAATTTCATTTTTGACAATATCAAGTTTGTCTTGAATGAATTCAAGGGCATCAATTGTATACCGTTTTTTGGTATTGACATCCATCCAAGGTCTTCCATCAAGATAAGGTGACCTTGTGACTTCAATTATTTTTCCAGTTGAAATGACTTTTGCTTTTACGTTGCTCATAATAGTTTTTGATTTTTATTATATTGTTATTTTTTTGTTGGTTACTGTATCATATATAGCCCAATTCCTTATGTTTTTATCATCCTTAAACATTTTATAGAAATCGACAGCATCTTTTTTTGTCTTGAAAGATTCGCTTCTGTCTTTCAAAACACATTGCAAAGGATAACGTGGGTCATTGGTTGACACCCATTCGGTATAAAATACTGAATACCTAAACTGTGATTTGCTTTTTTTTAACATAATGTTTTTGGTTTTATTTGTGATGCAAAGATAGTACATTAAAAAATGAAAAACAAATTTTTTTAGTTAAAAAAAGTTAAATCTTTTTGATATTTATATAATAATATGTGTGGTGTTTATTATGAAGAAAATAATTAGACTTGATGAAAGCGATTTGGTTAATATAGTTAAGAATACGTTAAAGGAAATGAAGATGAAATTAAATGAATATGCTTCTGCTTTGCTTTATCGTTTTGTTACCATTGATGATTTTTTTGGACTAGTGAATTATGATAGATTTAAAATGAATGAAGATGAACCGAAATTCAATAATGGTAAAAACAGTTTGTCTTTCACAAGAGTTAAATCTTTTCGTGAAGGCTATCCAACAACAATGAGATTTGATTGGTGTGCAATAAGATTAACCGTTGATGGGGATTTGATTAACAGAAAACCAAATTTCAAGGAAAATGGGAAACAAATGAACATGAAAGTCAAACCATTTGATTATTGGTATAAGGATTTAGGTGGTGTGCAAAATGGGAAACAATTATCAATGGTTAAAAATAAGAATGATATGGAACACTATACAACACTTCCAATTGGAAGATTGAAGGATGATGGAAATTTTAATGTGACAAGATTGCAATCGCATTCATATAATGAAACTGAAGATAGACTTTATTCAGATTCTAAAACAATACCAAATGCACACAAATACATATTAAGGGTTGATATTCTTTTGATGCCATATAAATTTAATCAAAACAATTATTACGGTAGGTACGAATTATACAATCTAATTACTGATAAAAAGTATAGGGACAAAATACATTTGTACAAAAGTATTGAAGATTTGGAATATGACGAACTTAGCAGACACATCACAAAAGAATGTGATAAAGATATTTTGTTGATAAAAGATAATGACAACTTAAGTGAACCATACAAGAAAACAAATAAAAATTACGATTCGATGCATTATTTCACAGAATAAAAAAAATGAAAAATATAAATGAAATTATTATAGAAGAAATAAATCGTTTGTTAAATGAAGGTGTTTTTTGGGCAAACAACAATGGTGTGCCAGATTTGGAGATAAACCAATCACCAAAGGATTTCAACAACAAAGGCGTTATGACGGTAGATACAAGAGTTTTTGGTAACAGAAACAACATATTGTATGGTGATGGTACAAGCCATTGGAAAGTTAAGAGTATCAATGATTTAAGACTTACAAGACAAGCATTAATATCAACGTATCTTAATCTTATTGACTATATTGAAAATGGTAGAAATGGAGTTATTTTTACAGACAAGAATCTTGATAGCAAAACAAAAACATCAATTGAAAAAATGCTTAAGCAAGATGATGATGAAACAATATTGCTTAAAGCAAAGAGTGCCATTGAACGTAGTCAGAATATAAGTCAAATAGCAAACAATACTTATGATAGGGTAAACGCTTATCAAATAAGTGGAAACAAGAACAAGATACCAAGGTATAACGTATTGCAAGTGCCATATACCAATGTCAAATGCATTGCATTGTTTTCTATGACAGATTTCAATTTCAGTGATGCAATCAAGCACGGAACAATACGAAGAACAGATAAAACAGATAAGGTATTGGGCGTTGATTTCAATGATGAAATTGAAAGAACAATACCAATTACATATGATGGTAATATAAAGCCAAACATTGCACAAAACTTTTCACTTAGGGGTTTTGATGTGGATAATTTGAACGGGAATAAAGACCATTTCAGACAAAACTACCAATATCAAGGTGGAAAATACAATACTAGTGAAATGGGTTATGATGATTTGGAAAGAGAATTGAGAAAGGAAAGAAAATATTCTACTGTCAATCAATTTTTGGATAAATCAATCATTTATGCAAAATATGCTTTGAAAAAGGAGAACTTTATTCCCGATTTCATTGTTACTGTCCCATCCTCATCAAATTTCAACAAATATTATGCATATAATCTATCAAATAAAATTGGTTGCAAATATATACCCGATTTTTTCAGAAAGAATCTGATTAATGTGAAATGGGGTGGTAAGGATGTTTATGATGAAATGATAGAGAACGGTTTTTCTGAAACTGAGATTCTGAAATTTGAGAATGAGGTGAGAGGTATTGCTTACAGACAGATTTCAAATGAGATTGAAAAAGTAATTGACAATTTGATGAAACCATATTATCACATATTGAATAACATATATGTAAAAAGGCGAGTTGGTCTTGTAAAAAGTGATTTTGAGGATGTAATGCATTGTTTGTACAAATACGTTTATTCGTCATTGACATTTAACAACAAATATGGCGATGATGTGTTTAACCATTTGGTTGAAAATTTTGCCAATCAGAAAGTCAATATAAATGACAATCCGTTATTCAAGAGATTGGTAGCGGTTATTGCTACTGAAATCGGAAATGACAATTTTCAAGAAGTTTTGGTAAATGTTGCGGATATTGTAGCCAAATATAGCAATAAATTAAAGGAAAACGGATATAAGTTAAGATTTGGTGTAAAGGATTTCAAGGTTACCAATTTCCAAAAGAAATTCAGACCTTATCTGCAAGATATTTATGTCATTGCAGATGGTTTCTTGAACAATGAAACAAAAATGCTTGTTCAAAGCATAAGCAATGGAAAAGTGCTTATATTTGACGAAGACATCAACAGTGGTGCATCCCTAAAACTTTGCATAGATGCGTTTATGCAGAAAGTTCCAAATGGAAATACACATAACTTGTTATGCTTGACAAATGCATATTCAGATAAAGGATTATAATCAAAAATGGTTGGATAATTTAACATTTATCCAACCATTTTAATATTTATTTTTAAAATGGTTTTATTATGAATTTTATATATGAATCTTTAATTAAATACATTGATAACAATATAATTGAAGAGGCTAAAACAATAGAACAGATTATTGATATATTGAAATATAAGTATCAAAATGTTCCAGAAAACATTTTGATGGAAATTTTGAATATTGACCCGACAAAGAAAAAGGCATACACACAGTGGGTACTTTCAAAATGGGATAATGAATCAAGAGAAATTGAAAGGTCTTTAAAAAATGGTAAATTAAAGACTTTGTTTGATTATGTTCAAAACACACCATCATTGCAGTTACAAACATTGAAAACATTTGAAGATGGTATTTCAAAAGTTAGTGTAACACTTAAAAGTTTTTTGTATGCAAAACATAACGATGCTTCTGATGATTTTGATATTGAGTATGAAACCGATAATTGGATTATTGCAGTGCCAAATACATCAGAAGCGTCAGAAAGGCTTGGAAAGGGTTGTAAATGGTGTACTGCTGGTGCTTATGGTGACGCTGAAAGTTATTTTAGAAATTACACAAAATCTGGACCACTTTACATAAACTTTGATTTATCAAAAAGTCAGATAGGTATTGATAATGTTGATTATCCATTTACAAGATACCAATTTTCTTTTGAAGAAAAACAATTTATGGATAATCACAATGAACCAATTTCTGATGATTTTAAAAGCATTGTTCCACAAGAAGTTATTGAATTTTATGAAGAAAAGGGATATGACACAAATGATTTGGAAGATTATGAATCTAGATTGACACGATATGATAACGCAAGATATGACCATGCTATTTATCTTAATGATGATAATACTTTGGTTCTTTTACAAGAATATAATGAAGATTTGGAATATGATGAAAATGATGACACATATTGCTTATATGATACAACACACGATGAACAAGATTCTATAAATAACAGTTATTACAAAAATGATGCACTTGTATTTTCTTATGGAAAAGATTTTTTCATATTAAAAGATACCTATGGAGATTTTGATATTATATATACTTTAGAGAAACAAAGGGCATATTATGTAACTTGGGAAACTATAAAAGTAAATTCATTAATTAAATTAAATAACATTTATATAGGTTGTTGTGACGATACAGATGAAATTTTTGCAATTGATTGTGAAAATGTAGATAATTCGTTGAAAATTAAAACGAAAGTTAATGGTAAAAATATTGTTTCGATTTTTGAAGATAAAGATTGGTTTTATGTGCAAAATGATAACTCTAAATTTTACAGTTTAATAAAGATAAAACGAGATTTGTCAGAATATGATTTCATTGTTTATAAAGATGTGCCAAAAAACCATCAGCAATTTGAAATAAATCAAGATGGTAGTGTTGAATGTGTTTATGACAATTATAACATATACGAAGAAAAAAATGACGAAAGCAAATACATGTATGAGGCTAATTTACCAGATGGAAATGTATTAGTTTCATATTATAATTTTGATGAAAACGATAATGATAGTAAATACTATGATGTAATTGATGCTAAAACTAGAAAGGTTTTACTTAAACATTTTTCTTGTTTTTTAGGCTGTGGAACAATAAAAAAAGCAAATCTTCATTTGATTGGTGTTCAATGGGAAAATGATTTAATACAATATTTCAATATTGGGACATATACACCATTTGGTAATCCACATAAAAATATGAAAAATGGTACATATTGTATATTGTGTGAAGATGTTAATAACCAAAACAGTATATTGTTTTATGATGGTACAGAATTAAACAATCTCATATTTACACAATCGATTAAGGATATTTTAAATTGCAAATGGATTAGTGTGTTACAAAAAGAAAAAATTTTGGATTTAACATCTTTATTTGATTTGGAAAAGAGAAAATATGTTTTTAAAGATTTAACTGCTGTACATGAAGATAAAATATATTATGATGGTTATAATATTTCTAAATATTTTGGCATTTTTTATAAAGGAGATTCTGACACACAAATTCTTGTTGATTTAAATGACGGTATAGTTTTACAAGAATGTGAGAAAATAGAAAAAACATATGGATATAACACAAAAGATTTTGTGATGAAACAAGGAAACAAATTAGCCTTATATTCAATGGAACAAAAGTCATTTATAATACCATATATGGAAGCAACCTCAATTAAACCAGTTGACAAAAAACATTTCTTTATCATTAATAATGATAAAACATCCATATTTGATTCCACAACACAAAGAATTATGTATGTTGGAAATACATCAGATATTTCGCAAGGTGATAGATATTCTTATGATGATATTAAGATAAATCTTGGAAATGATTTTTATTTGGGTGTTCAGTTTGAAAATAATTATAATATTGTTCGTTATAGCGATGGACGTGGTTCAATTGGTTTATATTATTCAAACAATCCGTCTAAAACAAATGTGGATAATGTTCCAGATGAAATAAAGAAAATCATGTTCAATTTTTCTCCACAAGGAAACCAAATAACTGAAAATTTCTATAAAATATATAAAAAACTTATATAAAAAGAGATAAGGTTGTAATAATACTAGACAATGGTCACGCATCAGAAACAAAAAGAAAATGTTCACCATTGTTTAATGAAAAAAAAAAATTAATTTAAGATATGAAAAAGAAAATTAGATTAACAGAAAGTGATTTGCAAAAGATTGTACAGAAATCAGTTAAGAGAATATTGAAAGAAGGCGAAAGCGAAGGTTGGGTTGTTGAACCAGAAGAGGCTCAAGAGGCTTATGAAATGGCTGTACAAGAATATGGTAAGGAATATATAAATGAAGCAATTGTACGTTGTTTGAACGATAATGCTTTGTCAGATTGTTTAGCATATATATTTAGAATGTATGATTTTAGGAAATGGGCAGATAGAGATGTTGAATATTAAAAAAACAAAAAAAAGTTAAATTTTTTTCATATTTATATAAAAAAAATTATATGAAAAGGGATAAGGTTGTAGTAATGCTAGACAATGGTCACGCAGCAGAAACAAAAGGCAAATGTTCACCATTGCTTGATGAAAAACTTAAAGCAAAATACGGAATGTCAAAATTCAAGGAATATTGGTATAATAGGGAAATTGTTTCTTCTCTTATTATGCATTTGTGGGAAAATGGCGTTGAAGTTTATGATGTTGTTCCCGAAGAAACAAAGGACATTGGATTGACAACAAGGGCAAACAGAGCCAACAGAAAATATTATGCGGCAAAGAAAGAAGGTAAAACAGCAATTTTCATTTCTGTGCATGTTAATGCTGCTGGTAATGGCAACAATTGGATGAATGCTACGGGTTGGTCTGCTTGGACAACAAAAGGAAAAACCAATTCAGACAAACTTGCTGAATGCCTATATGATGCGGCAGAAGAAATCTTGACACCATTGGGTAAAAAGATAAGAACTGACAAAACTGATGGTGATAGGGATTATGAGGAAAATTTCACTGTAATATATAAAACAGTATGCCCGTCTGTTTTGACTGAAAATTTCTTTATGGATAACAAAAATGATGTTGAATGGCTGCTTTCCGATGAGGGAAGACGTGCCATTGTTCAGATTCATGTTAAAGGAATATTAAAGTATATTGATGAATTATGATAAAAAAAATAAATAAAATAATCCGTGAAGAAATTTTAAGGGAATATCATCATTCTTTCGGAAACGGATTGGAACAAGATGCTGAAAATATTTTAAATATAATTTTTGAATATGTACAAAAACATAATTTCAATTTACAAAATTTAAACTCTTTTGATTTGTTCATGTATGATGGTCAAATAACAATATCAAGATATTATGTAAAAGATTTAAATGTAAATTTAAACATAAGAATTGATACTAGGAAAGAAATGTTAAACAATTCTACTTTTGGTTTTAAACCTATACCTGCTATAAATGTAGGTTTTGGATTGGTTGAAAAGGCAATGAACGATAAAAATTATGTTAATGAATTGGTTTCCATAATATATCACGAAATTGGTCATTCTGTCAATTATACCAAATCGAATAATAAAAATTTAATGAGCAAATCTTTTAAAAATCCAATATTTAGTGATTTGTCTAATGATAGTTATCAACAATTAATAAAATTAATGTATTGTTTTCACAGAAGGGAAATGTGGGCAAGATGTTTTCAAACAACGTTGTATCTGAAAAAACAAGGTAATAAAAAGATACCAATACAAGATGTTTACGATAATTTTTGTTCTAGAATTTCTGAAATGAAAAAATTTTTGGGTATTTTAGAAAAAATTAAAAATAAAGGTGAAAATAGTTTTTATGCTATCATAATGAAAGATATTTTTGAAGAAACTTATCGAAAACAATTGAATTCACGTAAAAATTCAGACATATCTTGGGAAAAAATGTGTAATGGTACAATAAAATATTTTTATTCAAGATACATTTGGTTCAAGAAAAGGATTGATAAAATATATTATGATTATATAAGCAGTTAAATTTAAGAATGCAAGGTGAAAAAAAAATCATCTTGCATTTTTTAATTAAAAAATGTCATTATATTTTAAATAATAGGAATTAAAATATTTATAATTAAAATGTTATTTTTATGTCAAAGACACAATATTTCGGAATAAAATATCCATTTCAGAATGAGGATGCTGAGAATTACTTTGTTGATTTGAATTACAGTCCAAGGGATAAGGTGAGAAGTGAAATGATGCACGTTATGTTTACTCCAAAGGGACAGAAATTAAGAGACCCAGAATTTGGAACAAATTTGATTCATTATATATTTGAACCAAATGATGCGGTATCTTGGGGTAACATTAAACAAGAAATTAGCAGTGCGGTGAGCAAATATGTTCCTCGTTGCGTGGTAAATGATATACAGATTTTGAAGAATGAAGATAATCCTTCTGAAACCTTTGTAAGAATTGATTATGGTGTAAGGGAAGGGAATATAATAATTGATGATACAGTAATAACCAAATTATAAAGATGGAGAAAGCAATAAATTATTTAGCAAGGGATTTCAATAGCATTAAGTCTGAATTGATTTCTTTCAGTAAGAAATATTATCCAGAAATGACAGAATCATTCAATGATTCAAGCGTTGGTGCTTGGTTCATTGATTTGGTCAGCGCGGTTGGTGATGATTTGTCATATTCAATCGATAGAGTATATCAAGAAAACAACTTGAATTCAATCCATTCAAGAAAATCAGCACTAAACATTGCTAGATTGAATGGAGTTAAAGTGCCTGGACCAAAGGCAAGCATGTGTGAGGTTCAATTTACTTGTGTATTACCCGTTAATGCAGAAAACATTTCATCCCCAAATTGGGCAGAAGCACCAACAATAAAGAGAGATAGTATTGTTGGAAATGGTACATATAATTTTGAATTGATGGAAGATGTGGATTTTGCGTCACAATTCAATAACAACGGATATTCAAACAGAAAATTCGAACCATTAAGAAATGGTAATGGACTGATTACCGCTTATACGGTTTCTAAATCTGTTATGGCTATTGGCGGCACAAGCAAGGTTTACAAGAAAGTCATAACCCAAAACGAGTTAAAGCCGTTTATGGAGGTAATACTTCCAGATAAGAATATAATGAGTGTTGAATCTGTTTTGTTCAAGGCTGCTGATTCTTTGAAAACAACACCAAATATGAGTGAATATTACATTGATGAAGAAGAATTCAGAATGGCAAATGAATATATTAACACATATAGGTATTTTGAAGTTGATTCATTATCAGACCTTTACAGATTTGGAACTGAAACTGTTGGAACAAATTCCATTGACCCTATCAGTGGTCAAACAGAATTGTATGTTGATTATACTGAAACAGTTGCTGCAAGTGGTGACAGTTTAACAGATGAAACACCAATGAGTGTCAGAACATCAAGAATATACAAGGGTAGATGGAAGCCACTTACACAGAAATTCATTACTGAATATACAGATAATGGCTATATGAAAATAATTTTTGGTGCTGGAAGTTATGATACAGTTCCAAGCGGTTCAACGTATGCAGAATTCATTATGTCCAATTCAGTAAACAACAATATGTTGGGTGTATTACCAGATGCGGGTTGGACTATGTATGTGCTGTATCGTGTTGGTGGTGGTTCTGAAACAAACATGGCAGCAAATTCAATCACTAATATAGCATTTTTAGATACAAAGTTCAAGACAGCAACAGATAACAAGAACAAGATTTTGAATTCAATCAAGGTTACCAATTTAAGCACTTCTCTTGCGGGTAAGAATGAACCTAGTACACAAGAAATTGTAAACCTTATTAAATACAATATTGGTTCACAAAACAGATGTGTAACAATAAATGACTATAAGGCAAGATTGATGCAGATGCCACCAAGATATGGATGCCCATTCAGATGTAATGCCATTGAAGAAAACAACAAGGTTGTAATTCCAATGTTGGGTGTAACAGCCAATGGAAAATTGGATGATTCACTTCCAAGTTTGTTGGTTGACAACATCAAGGAGTATTTAAAGAATTACAAGAATATTGGTGACTACATTGAATTAAAGAGTGGTAAGATATATAATTTAGGTTTCGAAATTGATGTGTTTGTTGATAAGAATTACACTACTGAGTTTGTAATCAAAAACATAATTGAAAAGATAAAGGAATATATGGACATAAATGCTCACGATATGGGTGATAGTTTGTTCATTGGCGATTTGGAAAAGGAAATTAACAAATTGGATGGTGTTATAGCATTGATTGATTTCAGAGTTTATAACATATACGGCAATGTATATGGAAGCAATGCGAAATTCCCAGTATATAAAGTTTCAGAAAGTTGCTCGTCATCATCAAGTGAACGATTCTTGATGCCATTGAACAATGCGCCTTGTTACAGAATTGACTTGGAGGCACTTGATTCTTTGTTGGAGAATGATTACAATTCAATGTTTGAAATACTTAATGAGGAAACTGATATTGCAATAAGAGTTAAATTAAAGTAAATAGTTATGGCGTGTGCTTGTAAAGCAATAAACAAGAAAGACCCGAACATCGAAGAAGCGAAATATCAGAAGAAAGGTGTTTTTTTCTTTCTTGACATTATAAAGAATATGTTATTGAAGATAGTTGAAAAACTTTTCGTAATAGTTTTGTTCATTATACTTGTACCTATAATCATAATAATGCTTATTGTATCTTATGTATTTACTGGTCAACTTAGAGTGGTTTTACCACAAAAATTATTAAATGTGATGAAACGTATTGATAAAGATGAATAAAAATTTGAGAATACATACAAATGTTATTGAAGATACAGTTGTTAATGTAAACCTTAGACAAGATTTTGATTTTTTAGAGATATTATCATTGAAGATTGGTCAAGCGGATTTGTATAAACTTGACCAATCAAATTATGGTGTCATTGTTGGTAGGGTTCTAGCAAACGATGCGTTTGGTATTCCAAATGCAAAGGTTTCCATATTCATTCCTTTGGAAGAAAATGACATTGAAAGGACAGATATAAGAAGCGTTTATGATTTTTCAACTGTTAGGGAATTGAATGACAATAACATAAGATATAATCTATTACCAGATTACAAAGATGATGATTGTTATAGAACAGTAGGTACATTTCCAAATAAAAGATTGGTGTTGGATGACAATGTTGTACTTGAGGTATTTGACAAGTATTACAAATATACAACAGTTACAAACAATGCTGGTGATTATATGATATTTGGAGTACCTACGGGTCAGACAATGTTGCACGTTGACATTGATTTGTCAGATATTGGTGTGTTGTCACAAAAACCAAGGGATTTTTATTACAAGGGCTATAACGAGAGTTTGTTTGACAATGCTAGTCAATTCAAGGAAAGTACAAATTTGGATAATTTGACGCAAATTATAACACAAAATAACGGTGTTTACGTTTATCCTTTCTTTGGTGATGAAGAAGATGATGATGTTGCAATAACAAGATGTGACGTGCAAATCCAATATAAGTTTGAGCCAACTTGCGTATTTTTCGGTTCTATCATTACAGATAACTTTAAGCATTCATTAGGACATGTTTGTGACCCAGCAAATGATATGGGTAAAAACAGCGAACTTATTGCGGCTGAAGGTACAATTGAAATGATAAGAAAAACACCCGACAATCTAACGGAAGAATTTCAAATACAAGGCAATAAACTTATTGATGGTGACGGTGTATGGTGTTATCAAATACCAATGAATCTTGATTATGTTGGCACTGATGAATTTGGAAACATTGTAGCAACAGATAATCCGAATAAAGGTATTCCTACAAGAACAAGGGTTAGATTCAGATTTTCAATTGAAGAAACTGAAACAGACGGTGTTTCAAGACACAGAGCAAAGTATCTTGTTCCAAACAATCCACTGATTGATTTGACAAAGGATGTTCCAACTTTGTTAACGGATAACGGTTCAACTTTTGACAAACACTATAATTTTGGTTCAACAACAATGGATGATGATTATAGAGATTTGTATTGGAATTGCATATATTCAGTAAAGAATTATATCCCAAGAGTACAATCAAACAAAAGTGATTCTACAAGACATTATACTGGTATAAAGGGTGTTAATTATTCAAATAATTTAAATCCAGTACCATTTAACAAGGCTAGAATACGTTTAAGATTTGCATATAAGGTTCTTTGTATCATAATGACAATTGTCATATATATTATTTATGTCATAAATCAAATAATTTCTTTGCTAACTAGTGTGTTATGTTTACCTTGGCCAATAAAAAAATGCTTGTTTAGATTCTCTTGTATAGCATTTGCAAATGGTTTGTCTGAAGATGATTCAAATAATGTTGTATATGTACCTGGATGTTCAAAAAAGGCGCAAAAACACACTAATTGTCCTAATGATGGTAAACCAAAATGTACATTTAGTAGTGACCCAGATGACTTGAAAGATAAGATAGAACAAGCATTGGCACAAGAATACGAAAACGTGAATTTGGATTTCTATAATGATTGGCTGAATGGTACACTTTATTTTCCACTTTGGTTTTGGAAAAAAACAAAGAAAAAGAAATATTTCTTCGGATTGTTTTCAAAGAAAGCAGTAAATTCATTCTGTAATTGTGATAACACTTGGCAATACTTGAATGTGATTGACACTTGTGGCGTTAAAGAAGGTATAAAGAACGATACTGGTTCAAAATGGCATAAAAGAACAGAAACAAAGAAAACAGTTTGGGGTTTAATAAAAAATGTTGAAAACAAGGATGGATTAAATTTGTACTACTATTCTTGTGGTATAATTCCACAAACGAACACCAATGGTTCTACAAATTTTATGAGATTATTTGCAACAGACATCATTTTATTAGGGTCTTTTAATGATTGCGATTTGAATGGTTATCCTAGCGTGTACAAGAATCTACCACCAACAACTGCAAATATTCCACCGCTTGCACCTATTATTGAAAGTGATGTTGAATCTGAATATGAGGGAACGAGTGATGAAAAAGGTACAACAAAAGTAACTGGAATGGATTGGGAACATGATGCCATGCGTGAATACCCATATTATGGTAGAGGCTTGTTGTTAGGTATGGATTGTTCTTCAATCACCACACTTACAAAGACTTGTATAAATCTTAACAGATTAAGCGAGTTGGGTGTAAGTTCTGATATTACGTATCAAGATTGGTTCAGAAGTGGTAATAATATGAGAAAACAACAAATCATAAATGATGGTTTTATTACAAACACAGAAATTGATGATGAAGAATCTAGAGCAATGTTTGCAACATTAAATCACAATGGCTTGGATAAACTTAAAATTGATAAGAATACTGGCTATAAAGTTTATGATTTAACTTATATTTATCCAACAAATTTTGATGGTAGACAAATAAATAATGTTACATTAAGATATACCAACGGAAAAACTGTTGATAATCCAGATGCAGACTATAATTTTTTCAGATTTGGTGGAACAAAGAAAATTCATTATGAAGAAACTGAGGCAGTAAACAAAAAGGAATCTGAAAGGGATGAATTTTATATATATAACAATTCATATTATTTCTATTTCGGTTTGAATTATGGCAAAACAGCAATTGAAAAATTCAATACTATGTTTAATGCTACTTGCTTTAAGAATACAAAATTCCCATTTTCAATGGATATTGACAAACAAGCAGCAGCATCATCAATAAACAGAGTTAAACAAGATTCAAATTTGAATTGGATAGTTGATTGTGCAGACATTGACACAAGCAGATTCGGTGTGATAGACGTTTCTTTACCAGATATTAAAACACCATATTCATACACAATATCCTATTTGAATGGTGAAATTATTAATTCAGAAAGTGGATTATATGAAAAGAAATTGATATTTGGTGTTGAATATGATATTGATAATAAAGAATATTCGCATAATTGTGAAGGAAATGATTGTTATGTAGATTCAAATGAAGTTGCATATAAGAAAATTGGTTATTTCCAAAATTTTACATATGAAACACAATTGATTGGAAATGAAAATGTAGGGGATGCTCAAAATGTACATAGTGTTAAAAACACTGCATATAAATTAACTGTTACTGATTCAAATGGAAAGTCAATTACTGAAACATTTTCATTAAATCAACCATCGCCTAGTATTGGATATGCCGCAAGTGAATTAGGAACACAATTCATACCTTGCCAAAATTTAAGTGCTTCTACAGCAGATTATACAACTCCAGAATATATATATGACCAAAATTTATACGGTAGAATAATATTATCTAGTGTTACTATTGATGGTAATGTATATAAAATAGACCAAATTTTAAGCAGTGGAACTGATTCTGAACAAACATATAATTATTTTGATTTGTTATTAGTTAATGAATTACTACCACCAACATATTATAAAGTAAGATTGCAAATATATGTTGCAAATTGGGGTGTTGATTCTGATTTGAGAGTTAATGATTGGAAATTATTTATTGAAGATGCTTGTGATGAATCACATTTTGATTTTGTTGATGGCCAGTTGAGTTTTAATTTATGGATTCCTGGAACATTTAATTTTGTTGTTACACAATATACTTGTGTTGATGGTGACGAAGCACTTGGAGATAATGAATCGTCAACATTAATTACAGTACAGAATGGTCAAATGTTCGATGCTTTCTTGAACGAAGTACCTTTAAGATTTACAAATAGTCAAAATCTTTTAGTTGGGCAATGGACAAATGGTTTGACCGATGAGGATAGTGGGTTCTATAATTTTCCAAACATTGCGACAAACAAGGCATTATGGGAAAATTACATCACATATACAATGGATGATGGTATGGATGATATATCTTATGCAACAAATGAAACTAGACTTGGCGCATTGAGATATAAACTTATTTCAATGTTCAACATTGCAAAAGGTGTGTATAACACTGATGAAACAAACACATTAGAATTTGATGCAAAAGGTGGCGGTATAATACTTAAACAAGGCGTATATCCTACATTTGAAGGAATGAGTGATTATGTTGTTAATGTTTCTAAAAATGGTATTGAAAGGTCTTCTTTGATTGATATTTGGGATATGGATGCTTATGGTGAAACAACATGCGATGGTAAACACCCTAACTATGTAGCATACAACTATGCAACAATAAATCCATATTATGAAAGTTCATCAACCAATCTTTCAAATTTGCTTTATATGCCGATTGTTTCAAATGACAGTGGTAACACTGGTTTTAATCCACTTATAAAAAACAATAATAATGGTCATGGTGCTTATTTTGCAGCATTTACTAATAATGCTGGTGTTGGTGTTGGTAAAGGGATGAAATATCAGAAATTTCCACCTAATGCAGAACCCATATTGAATGGTGATAATCCGAGAACATATGATGCAAAAAATTACAATATGGTTGTTGAGCCATATTTTAGTAATTATTTGAAGAATTGGTATAAGGCATATTTTGTAGATAAGAGATTATCGTATATATGTAATGTAATTACTTCAAGTCCAAGTATTAAAACCGCAATTGAATTTGATGAAACTAATCCAATACATGCAAGAATTGCAAATGGGCGTTTTACATGCCAAATGATTAATGGTATTCAATTAGCATATGATGAAGATGAAAATATAATTGATTCTGGTCATACCGAAGATTATAGTGGTACTTCACTTGAATATACTATTAATCCATCATCATATACACAATCTGTTTTAACAAGTGATGATGCAAAAACCATTTACAACCATAATACAGAAAATATTTGTGTGCAAAAACTTTTTTATTCATCTACAATTTATTCTGATTATCACGAATATGATATGCGTAATGGTTTTTATAGTCAAAGTCTTGGCAATAATTGGATGAAATATAAATATCCAATTGATGTGACAGAAGATAATATAATATCAGCAACGTCTTTTGATATAAGCGGTGAAACAAATGTTCCTTATTTGGATTCAACACATAATGCAGAAAATTCAACTGATTATGATGATTATCCATCAAAGGTTTTCTATGACCTTTGTAATATAAGTTTGGAAAACAGTTTGATATTCAATACAATATCGTGTTCATACAATATGAATCCTAATGTTGTTGAAATAGATGGTAATGAATATTTGCAATGCCAAATCAGTGAAGGTGAAGAAACATCGTTTGAAATAGGTTGTAATTCATATTATAATATGTCAACAAATGTATTGGATAAAGCAATAGAAGATGCAAATTATAATGCATTATGTAACAATTATTATCATACCGAAATCAATGAATCTGGTCAAACAATACCATATTATGAATGTAAGCCATTTGCTTTGAGATTCCAAATTGAACCAAATGATGATGAATATGCAAGTGAATTGGATTATACCCCATATAGACCAATAATTTTTAGGTTTGATGGTTTCAGTGGAGAAACTGGTTTCAATTTGCTTGAAACAGTTAGAATGTTGAAATATGATGGTGACCCTAATGAAATTTATGAACAAGCATATTCATTGAAATTAGAACATAGTGATAATATTTTGGAAACTAGATTGTTTACTCCAAAGGATTTTGATTATAATGTTAATGATTATGTCATAACAAAAGGTTATAAATATTTCTATAATAAGGAAAATGATAAAGTTATAAATCAAATTGATGATGGTTTCCATGCTAGTTTGATTAAACTTACTACTGACCAAGAGCCATTAGGTATTACCTATTATGGTGTCCATTGGAGAAATGATAATGGTGCATACAAAAAAAATAATGGAATCTTGCTTGGTAACACAAAATATATGATGGTATTTGGTGGAAAGGAATATTTCAATTCAGATTATGAAACAGACAACATTGTTAAATCTGTTAGAGCATATAATTTCGGAAATATTATTTCTTTTGACCCAGTATATACAAGCGAATTCAAAGTAAGTACAATGACAGCAAATTGGGACACTACATCAACAGAAGATATTTCTGATGAAGCAAAAACTGTTTCATTTACTATGGAATATGTTCTATATGGAAAAGATGATGAAAATAATAAAATCCCAATTACGCTAGATAATGTTGAGGCTTCGGCATATCTGACAGCACTTAATTCTCATGCACAATCTGGTGGTAGAGAAAGACCATATAATGATTATCATTATTATAATGGAAATTGTACAACTGTAGGTGAGTATAATAGTGAATTATCAACAATAAATCACACATTTACATTTAATTACGATTTTTTAAATCATCTTGACCATGACCCAAGTGATGATAGACATACTTTAATGATGGTTGAAATTGTATTCAAACACAAAAATGGTTTAATTTATGCTTTAACGCATATTTTCCATTATGATATTGCTCAAGTAGCAAGATGGTATGCTAGCGGTTGCGTTGGAGAATGTGATTTTGACAATGGTAAATTTGAAATCGTTCCACAAGATGTTGTATTAAATAATTTTAACCCTATTCCTTAAAAAATGGAAAAAATTTTATTAAATAGAAGAAGAAGCAAAAATAGTGCAGACCAAAATCAGTTTATTGCTGTCAATACAGTTGGCAGCAATAAACTGTTGCCTTATTCTGATATGCTTTCTGTCATAAATGCTAAAAACAGATATGATTATGAAAGGCAGACTCATAATTTGATAAGATTATCTTGCAATGTAAACACAATTTGTACGAATGTGTTGTTCAATCCATTTACTGAAATTGTAAAATATGAAGGTTCTGATAGTGCTACATGTTTGAATTTCAGTAAAGTAGTTGTTGGCGATAATGCTTTACAATATAAGGATAAAAATTGTTTTGAAGGTGATGATGGTGATGAAAGGGTATTAAGTGCAATTAATGACACACAATTATCAAATGCTGCTTGTGGTTATGATTATCATTGTGGACTTGATTTTTTCAACAATCATATATTGAGGGGAAATACATTTAAAGCGATTAATATGGAGAAAAACGATAGAAAAGATGATAATTTCAACACAATATCTGATTTTCATAGAACACATTCTGGAGGTACAATTTCAGACCCTTTTGTTATTGGTGAGCGAAATTTAAGTGCGTCCACATTGCATATTTACACACATGATAATCTTTTAACATTCAAAGATGCTTTCAAGGATAGATTAAGAGAAGAAAATGGATGGTTTGGATTTATAAACAAAGGAAAAATTGTTACATACAAATATGATGACAAAGGAAACAAGACTGATATGTTGGACATTTCAAAACCAATTAACAATCAAAGGGCTTGTACTTTCATTGATATGTACCCGACAAGGGATTTATTTAATTTTGCCCCAAAATATAATCCATACAGACATAGGATTGAAAAGAATTGGAATTATTGTCTTACTTATCCAAGTTCTTCGGTTACAAGTGGAATTAGTTTTATTAACAGTGATGTTGAAGGCGGTGCATTAAGGATTTTCCTTATTGATGACATAACCTTTGAAACATTTAAAATAAACTGTATGTGCAAGCACGGTTTGGTTGAAGGTGACTATGTGAACATTTATAGTGGTAATGTTCTTACCATACCATCTGTTGAGGTACTTGAAATCGTGGATGATTATACATTCAAGACAAGTAACAACGGTTTTGCATTGGACACTGAATGGAGTGGGGTTACTTTCAATTCTGAAAATGATTATACTGTGAATGGATATACATCCTATGTTGTTTATAAGGACGGTATGTATTATCAAAATCAGAAAGCAAATTTTCTAACATATTCATTCAAGAAAATAGATAAAGACAGTGAGGTTGATTATTATGTAAGAATATTATCAAAATTACCAAATTGGAAAAATGCTGATAAAAAAATCACTGAATATTCCATATATGAGGAAGATAAGACATTAATAGAAAGATATTGCAGTGGTATATCTGAATCAAATGCAGATGTTTTTGAAAATCATGTTTCAAAACTTGCTTTCAGTAACAACATATACAATGATAGTGTCGGAAAAGTAATATTTACAGATGATGTTAATATAAATTATCTCCATGACAATCTTGGAAGACCAATATCTGATTTTTATTTTACTATAATAAAAAATAACAAGGGATATAGAGAATGGTATAATCCAAGTGCAAATACAGTAAACGTTCCTACTGTTGAATATTCGCATTGCTTTGGTAAAATAACTTGTGGCTTTTATTTGAACCCTAATTTATATGAAAAGAACAAAATTGAAAATAATATGCTTTATCCATTGTCAAATATTTGGACAATGTGTGACAACAATTATTTGAAAGGTGTCGATGGGGAATATACATATTTAAGCGGTTTATCCATAACTGCAATTAATGATGAAAAATTCAGAGATAATACAGATAACGGTGATGAGATAAATTATGAAAAGAACATTAATTTCTATGGGGATTTGTGTTGTTATTCTCATACGCAAGTGAAAGAAACTGTAATACAACAAATTGATTACAGATTCAACACGGCACAAAGGGAAAATTGGGGTAATGACCACGATTTTACTTATTTGAATTTGAATTTAGATGATTACGATGTAAATAAATTCAATACAGAAGATTTCATAACAAAGGAATCACAAAAACTAGGTAATCTTTGGGAAGGGTATTATTATCAACCACATTATGAGATAAGAGTAAGAACATTTGATGAAAACATTACAACCCAATACCCAAAAATATTTTCAATAAGAAAAAGAGAGGGTAATGTTAATGAAATGACAATTACAACAAATAAGAACAATTATTTTGAAAAAAATGATTATTTCATTATTTATGATAGAGAAGCGGCACAAATAATTAATGCGCAAATAACGGAAATTGTAAATTATAATATCTTCAAATGTAAATTTATAGAAAACAATAATTCTGAATTAATAACAAGATTTGTAAATAAAGAATTACCAAACACATCATATAGAATTGTCAAGGCAGATGTTTCAATACCAAATAATGCTGAAATGCTTTTGGATGACACTTGCAGATTCATATGGCGTGAAATGTATGAAAACGGATTTGATACAATTAATTCAACGAATATTGAAACATATCCTTTTACCAACGGAAGATTATATATTAACAAGAATATAATACTTTATTTGCGAAGACAAAACCCAATGTTACTTACAAAACGTTTAATGAACCCAAATTTTGAATATTATTCAATCAAAGGTAATTTCATACCTAATACTGAACTTAACAATTACTTTACAGCAAACAATATAGTATGTTGAAAATAAACTTGAACAATAGCAAGCAAAATTTTGCAGAAGTGGAGTTTGGTGATATATTCGTATCACCAAACTTGGATTATTTTACATTTGTGTGTGACGCTTCATATGATTTCAACAACAACGATATAATTTGGTTTGTCGATGAAGATGGCAATAAAACACCTTTGTCAATAACAGTTGAGAATTTTACTGCGTTTGGTGAAGCAAGATATAGTACAGAATATGCTGTTTATGATTTAAATCCAGAAATCAATGAAAAATACATTGAGTATTATGACGGAAAACGTTATTACAATAGGGCTATTGAGGAAAGACCCGATATTTTTGGCGATAACAGTATTGTAATAAACGATACGCCATATAACATTTCAGGCAATAAAATTAAAGATGTAGATGAGAAATATTACATTACTGAAGATAATTTGGTAACAAATAATGGGTTTGAATTTTATACCAATATCTATTTGACCTTTGATGAAGAAGGAAATCAAAAGTATAATATTGATTTACGGCCAATTGACGAAAACAACACAAATATTCCTACCGTATATGAATATGATATGCCAAAGAAATTGTCAAGGGTCAAGGTTAATACGTTACCAAATCTTCCGATAGATGTTGATACTATTATTCCATTTTCATATACTGAAAAAATATTATATCATGAAAAATATTATAATGTACAAAAAGAATATGTTGCGGACAAAGACGAATATCTACGAACAGTAAGCGGAATTGATGGAGATTATTCTGGTACTTGTGTACATATGGTTAGTGGTGTTGAAGTGTATGATACTGATTACATTTACATTAATGACGAGCAAGAAACAATTGCATTGATAGAAAGAAATGAAATGAGTGATGAACTTGGTGCGAGTTGTTGGCTTTATGCAAGTAATGAAGTTTTGAATGAGGGCGATATAATTTTAGCAAAATCAGTCGATAATTCAGAAAGATATGTCTTGCTGTTGAATGATGGTGTAAGCGGTGTGGAAAGTGGTGCAACAAGTTTCTACATATATCATAAGAACAATGAATATTATGAGCAAACATTGGTACAATACAAAGATAGCACCTACCATCCATATGACTTTCTTCTGATTGGAGAAGAAGAATATGAAATACACTACACAAAAGAAGATAATTCAGTCGGGTATATCATATACAATAACGAGAAACAGAATTTTGCCTTTCAAGATTTGTCAAACCCAAGTGATTGTGAATTATTTAACAAGATACCTTTGTTGAGAAACAATGTTACAATAAACAATCTTTTCAAGGAATACAAGAGATTTGAAAATGATGAGTTTTCCTATTATGAGGGATATTTTGATATGGTTTATAACAATAAAGGTGTTAGAGTATTCGCCACACTTGTTGATGATGCTGGAACCAAATACAGATTGGCTTACAGAGATTTGAATGACATTACAGTTAATTTGGCTATTGAAAGTGGTACTTTGAAAGCAAATGCAATCAATCAGCCGATATATGGTGTAAGAAGATATACATTCTTTGATATTGATGAACAAAAATTTAAAGTGTACCCAAAAGAATCCAAAACATTGTATCAAGGCACAACAGAACAAAAAGGATATTTCAAATATACTATTATGAATATACCCGAAGAATATAGGCTTGTTGTTACATCAATTGCTGGAGTTGATAAATTTGTGTGTGTGCCATTTCTTGGTAACTTGAATGACATTGATTATATGTTTGAACAATATTTGTTGAAATACAAGGATTTAAATTTCAGAGCATCAACATGTTATGACATTTCAGCAAATTTCCATAATTTTGAATTTTTCAAGGAAACAAATGTTTTCGGTGATGAAGATACGTACATAAATGATGATTTGTTCTTTGGCGTTGATGCTTCTGTTGTTTCAATGGGTAAAATACGGTTATTCAAGGATATGAGTTATTATGAATTACCTTTGAGTTTTGTCCAAAATGTTGAAAACAATATGATGCAGCAAGATATTCTTGAAGATAGATTTTTCAATGTTGAAAACGAAAAGGCAATCAATAGAATTGTTGATATGGAAAAGGATTTATATTATCCAGTATATCAAAACGGTGAAGTTGACGATTGTGTTAATTCAAATGAATTCTTGAACATAAGCAAAATTGTATTTAATCTACATTTCAGAACAAGGGATTTGGAAACTTGGAAAATTAATGAAGATAATAATCAAAAAGCATTGCACGATGGTGAAAATCCATCTGAATTGATGTCATATTCTGGTATTAGTGGTAGCAATTGGTTCTGCATTGATTATTATGAAGGGTTAAGCGGAATGAATGATTCTGCAAGTGCAACTTGCAAGCATTCTGACTTATTAGCATTTCTTAATTTTACAAATGATGATATATTCTATCAGAAAAGCAAAGTTGGGAAATCATTTTTAAGATTATTGTTCTATGATTCCAAAAATCCAACAAATCAAAAATTGTTGTATTCGGCAACCGTTTGGCTTGACGAGAATCTTTTATACAAGAAATACATAAACAATATGGAATATAACAGTTATGATAGTGCAAAAACAACCAATTACTATTATAACATCTTGAATGACAAGAAAAAGGGTGAAGGTGTAAGTGTTGATTGCGAACCTTGTAACTATGTACCGTTAACTCAAAAATCAACACCAAATTTCAATGAAGATGCAAGGCTTGATTCACAATTCATCATAAAGAATAGGTATCAGACTAGCAATTCGTCAGAAGGATTTTATTTGCATTTATTCAAGGAATTGACCGCAAGGTTGCATGAAAGAACTATATACATGAAAGTACAATTCAATCATGCTGGAGAAGGAAAGGTATTGAACTTTATGCTACCATTTGACAAGGATAAAAAACTAATGACTAATTTCACAAAAGATAACATAAATTATCTTTGCAGTGGTAGTACAATTGCAGAACTTTATGACAGAATGTTTATTGACATTAAAATTAAATATGACAAGGTTTTGGATAGATATGTTTGGTATTTGCCGAAGGAACTTGTAGATGAAAAAGGATATAATGACGGTACTATGACATTCAATTTATTTGAAATAAAACTAAAAGATGAATCATTTGTATGAAAAATATAAAGAAAACTGTTTATTTGGAAGATTTTAAATCAAGAATTCCACTTTTATACAATTCGTTTGATGAAAACGGAACATACGTTGATTTCAAAAAAATGGTGTTTGATGATGTATTAAATTTTGATGATGTATTAAATTATTATCCAAGAGGCAATTACGGTATGATTCCGTGTGATTTAGTGATTTCTTTTGAAAGTGCTTCAACAATATCAGAAAGCGTTGAAGAAAGGACTACCGAATTTGCAAACACAATGGATGAAACATCTGGTTATACGTTTTTGGACAGCATATATGATTTTGAACCCGAAAAATGGTCTAAAACACTTAGTTCAGATACAAGTGGAAATGCCATAACAGAAATAGATTGTGTTATTCCAGAACAAATCGATTATCTTTTTTCATACATACAGATAAAAAGAATGTTTTATTTCTTTATGTCATATGATAATCTGTTGAAAAACAATCCAATAGCATTAAATGATGGAAATATATGTGATAGACCTTGCAAAACCGCGACAGAATATTATAGAGTTTATATAAATGACGGAAATACAAAAACTTACAACACGTATGAGAATTTGGATTACACTTATTTCAGTTATGGTGGTGACATAATGAAAAAATTCTTGTATGAGGAGGTTTTCAAAAGATTTATGATACCACAATCATTTAGGCTATATTGGAAAACAGCATTCCTTTGGTTTGTTGATGCCTTGAAATGGCAGCGTTGGTTCAATGAAAGATATGACCTATATAAATCAAAATCATCTGACTTGGATTGCAAGGATGTGGATGACTGTTGCGATTGTGTTGAATATTTCAAAAGAGGTGGACATGAAATGCACTCATTGTTAAATGATTATATACAAAATAATAGTTCATTCGAATATGTAACAGATAGTGCAAACACAACATTTGAAATGCATCTTGTAATGACGAATTCTATTGATGATATGGGAGAATTCTCTATATTTTCTAATGAGTGGGAAGGTGGAGAAAACTATTCATCATCAACGGTTTCAAATACATTTAAAGATAAATGCGGTGAAGATTATTCATTTGACAAGGATAAAGAAACGCAAAGAGAATATGTTGATGGTGGTACAGTTGTAACGCACAATGAGCATATTTATGTGATGAACAAGGCTAATGAAACTGGTTATAAATATCTTGATTCTTGTTGGGAGTTTGATTTTGATTCAAAAGTGTGGGATGACTATATGTACAAGAAATTCAATGACCCATTTAGTTCGTATACAAAATATGCTTATGATGAATTGGATAATTTTCACATATCAAGCGGAAGCATAAATCCAATTGAAATGGCTATTACATATCCTTGTGTTTACGATAATTATATTGTCTATAATAACATAATTTACAATGTTGATGAAAACACTGAATATATAGAATATAAAAAAATACTATTAAAGGTTTTCACTGACATTAAAACCAAAAGGAAATATGTTTCTTACAATAGCAAGCGATATTATGCAAAAGACAGTAATTTGGTTTTTAATTTGACACGAATCCCGTGCATAGATGAAGGTGATGATTTGGAAATACAAGTTGCACCATATTCTGTTGTTATAAATGGTCAGTTATTTATAACAAACAACCATCATTTTGAAATTGGAAATTACAAATATGCAATAATATCAAAATTTGTTCAGATTGGAGACAGCAGATACCCAATATTAAACAATAAAATTCATAAAGTATATAAAATTAACAAAAATTTGAAATTCAGTTGTTTTGTTCTTGATAATGAAACATTTGGAGAATATGTTGAATCGTTTGACGATTTTGATAGAACAAAAATGTGTTATACAATAAAAAATGATATTTTTTATGTTGTTTATCCTTATGAAGAATATGATGTTGGTAAAATAACTGGTAAAACAGATTCAAAGTTGGCGCAACTTAAAGACAAGAATCTGTTTCATGACGATACTGGTGTTCAATTGCAAGGAACTTTCAAGGTTTTGAACAATAAGACGAATGCCCAACCATTGGAAAACAATATATTGGATTTACCATATCATGTTGGAAATGTTGCAAGAATAACACCACTTATAGACAAGAATGATAAAATATTTGCGTATTGGGGTGATTTGTTGAAAGAAATTACTTTCTATTATGTTGATGTTGAAGGAAATAGAACAACAAGTGGCTATAATGTAAGCGATTATGACAATGATAATTTATCAGCATTAACAAAGTTGAATCATGATTGGTTGGTTCAATATGCATCTGGAAGTTCAATGGAAGAAAACATTATACAATATGACAAAGCGTTGAATGATGTTAGCAATGGATTGCACATAACAGACGAACTAAGATGCGAAATTGTATATTATCTTGGTGCTATATTGGATAGAATCAATGATGCTGAGAAACCTTATTTTGACTTGAAAGATTATGGTGA